AGAGAGGACGAATATGGCGAGTGGGGCGTGTCTTTTGGCGGGAAGCCACCACACTACATCTCCTGCAGGAGCCTTATGAGGGAGTTGGGTTTCGGCCCCGGTTCGTACACCCTCACACCGATCGATAAGACGAACAGGAGGTTCTCATTGACAAGGAGATTGACGTAGACCGTTGCCATTACTGGCTCAATATGCTATTCTGTAGGCGGTGATGGAAATGACTAGTGAAGTTGTTGAGAAGAGAATCATACACGGAGACCCGGTGATCCAGATCTACGCACGCGGGACAATCCATTTTAACAAGGCTGCTCATGACAGAATGCGAGGGTGGCACGCTGTTCTGGTTACATTCGACACGGAAACACGAGTCGTCAGGCTAACCAGGGATGTGTCTTTGCCGTCTGAGAAGAGGGCTCATGTGCGTAAGATTACTGGGAGCGGCAGCACAAGCTGCATCACGGCCAAGACCTTGCTCGTAGAGTATGGTGTTGTCGAGCAGCACGCGGTTAAGTGCTTGGATGCTGGTGTCGACTTCATAGAGTTCGGCCCCCTCAAGGTTGGTGATGACGATGTTGTTTAGGATAGCTATGCAAGCCGCGTTCGGTTTCTGCGCTCTGGTGTCGATTGGATCGATGGGCGCGAGCGTGTTCGTGTTCTACTTCACGTTGAAGATGACCTCAGCCGCGCTCAAAGAACAGCCCGAGATGGTCAAGCTCGGGCGGAAGATCGGAATGGGTACCATTATACTGTCCGGCCTTATTACGTGCGCTGGTATTGGATCGTTGTTGTTCTAGGAGACCTCATGGCTATCAAATCAGTTCTGACGAAAGCACAGAGAAAGGAACACTATAAGGGGGCCATTGAGGCGGCAACCAAATTCCTGGAAGCCATCAGGTACGAGAAGGACTGGAGACCATTTGCTCAGAAGCATTACAGCCAGTGGGACCTCGGCTCTCGCCCTTTCATCATCAAGTTCGAAGACTTCGAGATGCAGAGAACCGGCGCTGTGTCCGGGGCTAACGTTGACATCTGCACCGGAGTTTACTTCAAGCTGACGATTCCCGAGCTTGTAGGGTCTCTGCCAAAGCGTTCTATGATAGCACGGCTGGCAGTGTGGTGCGAAACAGGCCCAATGCAAGCGTCCATAGATGGAACATGGGGAGTTGCACCAAATTCAATGCGCGTCACAGAAGGTCGAGACAACGATGAAATTTGAGGATAAAGTCGAAGCTACTCTCGTTGCTGCCAAGCAATTCCTGATGTGTGGAGCGACCGGGTCTGTCACGATCTCTGTGAACCCGAAAGCGAACAGCGTTTCCCAGCACGTCAACTTCATGGTGGGGAAGGATGGCGAGACCCACTACTGCATTGTCCCATCAGTGAGCTTCCTTCCCGGTAAGTAGTCTAGTAATCGGGTCTTTGATTGAGTATAGTAGATAGACAAAGAAGAACGGTTATACGACCGCCCTTTGCCCAAAAGGCATGGGGCATTTGCTTTGTGGAGGTGCAGATGGCACTCGATGACCACGCGCTTGTAGTAGGAGACGCCAGGATTATCGGCCTCAAGCTAACGCGAACTGTCGGAGAGGACAAGAACGAGATCTATCCTGACTCTGCGACAATCTGTGCAGAAGATGCAGATGGCGCATCGGTCATCACCGAAACAGCGGCATCGGTATCTGGCTCAGGCGTCTACTATCTAATCTCTGGCGCTGACATAACGGAAGCAGTAGGCGTGTTCACAGTGAAGTGGGAGATAGTCTACGGCACTGAAATCATCATCAAAACTCAGACCATCACGGTGACATGATCTATACAGCGACTGACCTCTCTCCTTATCTGACATCGACAGACTCTACAGCCGAGTTCGAAGCATTTTCATTCTGGTACATGATCGACTCGCACGTCCACGGAGCTGTCATACCAGGCGGAGCGATCAACGGCGTCAATACGGCGTACATGATTACTGCAGATCAGTTTGAGGTCATACTCAACGGCCTGCACGTCACATTCACGGTAGTAGAAGGCGGGTTCACGCTCGATACGGCTCCAACTGCAGGAGACATCCTTTGGTGTGAGGTGATCCGAGGTAGCTAATGGCTCATACACACACAGATCAGATAGTGCCAACAGGGACTGTAAACGGGGTAAACACGGTGTTTACGTTGCCAGCGACCTATGTTAGGGTGCGTTACTTCGTGAACGGCCTTGAGCAGCTAGAAGACACGGACTACACGGTATCAACAACAACTCTGACGGTAGACCCACCGCCAGAAACAGGAGACGAGCATTGGATATTAGGCCAACTATGATCCACGAGACAGCAGACGTTCATCCTGACGCCAAAATTGGTGAAGGAACTCAGATCTGGAATAATGTCCAGATCCGAGAGGGCGCTGTCATCGGAAAGAACTGCAACATAGGATCTGGTGCTTATATCGGGGTCGGCGTGTACGTCGGGGACAACTGCAAGATTCTCAACGGTGCGATGTTATTCGAAGGCCTCAGGGTCTTAGATGGGGTCTTTATCGGCCCCGGAGCCGTGTTTTGCAACGATTCTTATCCAAAGGCTGTCGATCAGTACGGAGAACTTATCTTGCCTGGAGCATGGGAGATCGGCCACACATCCGTTGCCTCGTGTGCTTCGATAGGCGCAAATGCGACGATCCTTCCAGGCGTGAACATCGGCTGCAAGTCAGTTATTGGCGCTGGGGCGGTTGTGACGAAAGATACGATTCCGTTTGCGACATACGTGGGGAATCCAGCAAGGGAGGTCAAAAAATGACACCTGTTCCGATTGCGCAACCTATCATCGGTGAGGAAGAGAAGGCTGCTGTTATCGGAGTCCTCGAATCTGGCAATGTTGCCCAGGGCAAGAAGGTAGCGGAGTTCGAAGCGGCGTTTGCCGAGTACGTGGGCGCGAAACATGCTGTCGCCGTCTCGTCTGGCACTGCTGCCATCCATTTGTCATTACTGGCCCACGGGGCCTCAAGTCAAACCGAAGTCATTACAACCCCGTTCAGCTTCATCTCAACAGCGAATTCTATCCTGCACTGCGGGGCTCGGGCAGTCTTTGCAGATGTAGAGACAGCATCGTTCAATCTCGATCCGAAAGCGGTAAAAGAACTGATCACTCCGTTCACTAGAATCGTGATGCCTGTTCATCTGTACGGAAATCCGGCTGATCTTGATGCGTTCAAGCGATTAGCCAACTGGCATGGACTAGCAATCGTCGAGGATGCTTGCCAAGCTCACGGCGCAATCTACAAAGGGCAGAAGATCGGATCGATCAACACGACATGCTTCTCTTTCTATCCCTCAAAAAACATGACGACCGCAGAGGGTGGAATGGTGACGACGAACAACGAGTCCATCGCGTGGAATGTCAGGAATATGCGACAACACGGCGTTTCAGGCAAGCAGGTAGGGTTCAACTACAGAATGACCGACATCCAAGCTGCGGTAGGGATCGAGCAGTTGAAGAAGCTCGACGGGTTCAATGAGGCACGAAGGAAGAATGCAGAACTGCTGACTGCGGGGCTGTCAGAGATAGTTATGTGCCCTGTGGAGGCCGAGGGATCGACGCATTGCTGGCACCAATACACCATACGTGTAAACAAACGACGGCAAGCCATCCTTACGGCTCTCCATGAGGCGGGAATCAACGCACGAGTGTATTACGAGACACCGATCAACCTGATGCAGCCATACAGCGGGAATCTGAAGCACATGCCGAGGGCAGAGAAGCTGGCCAAGCATGTCATCTCGTTGCCAGTGCATCCTGGCGTGACGGAAGAGAACATTGCGAAGATGGTGGAGGTAATCACATGCGCGTTGGCGTAATCGGACTTGGCAGTATGGGGCGCAATCATGCTCGCGTTCTGAATGAGATTGCTGATCTAGTTGCCGTGTGTGACGTTGATAATCCAGCACTGTCTCAACCCCAGCTTCAATTAAGATGCTCGCGATTTTCGAATTACAGAGAGATGCTTGGCTGCGGGAATCTCGATGCCGTGGTGGTAGCCACCCCTACGTCAACACACAAGGAGATAGCGATTGCTGCGATCGAGGCCGGTATCCCCGTCCTTGTCGAGAAGCCTTTGGCTGGCAACACGGAAGACGCACAGCTTCTAGTGAATTATTCCGAGGACATGCGCGTCTTCCTAGCTACTGGGCATATCGAGAGATTTAATCCGGCGATCGTGGCGCTGAAGGATCGGCGTTGCCTGCTCGGCAAGGTGCGCGAAGTCAGTTTCGAAAGACTTGGCCCGTTCCCCGTGCGGGTGCGCGACACGGGCGTTATCCATGATCTAGGGACTCACGACTTTGACTTGCTGGCATATTTGATCAACAGCCCTGTTGTGTCGATGGCTGGAGAGACTGTGATGGAGAACGGCATAGATGTCTCTGTGGCAGGCGTGGCGAGTCTAGAGAATGGCGTCATTGCGACCTTCAGGGAGAGCTGGACGACGCCAACCAAGATCAGGCGAGTGACCATGTGGGGCGAGCGCGGTATGTTCGTAGCCGACTTGCTCCGCCAAGAGTTGACATTCTATGCGAACGATTACGAACCGATTGATTGGGAATCAATGGAGCCGTTCTTCGGAGTGTCGGAGGGCGACGTGACACGGTACAAGATCGAGAAACGTGAACCACTTAGATTGGAGCTACAAGCATTTCTCGATGCTGCTAATGGGCAGTCTTCATGGTGCCCAACCGGGGAAGATGGCTTAGGAGCCGTAAGGCTGGCAGAACGGATGAAGAAGGAAGCCTCGTGAGAAACAGCGCGGCGAAAAGGAAGAGACTGCGACGGTATCTGAACAAGAACTACGCCACGTTCATCACGTTCAAGAAGAATCCAGAGAAGGGCCAAACGACGGCATACTACAAGCGTATCCGGGGAGAGAAGATGACGGAGGTTCTAAACAAAATCATGGGGATCTTCGACGATGCAAAAAATTAGAGCAAGTTCTCAGTTGAACGATGACGAATCGAGGCTTCTGACCGACGATCAGAAGGCGATTATTGCATCCGCGATTCTGTCTGATCCAGAGGCGGGGAACTTCACGATAAGCGAAATGTATCTAAACGATGATGGCAAACTTGTCGTTGTTTACGACGATGTCGCCATACCTTAACAGGAGGTAGAACAATGGCACTAGCAAGCAAAACAATAGAGCCTGGAGCACCATCCAGCGCCCTTTCTGCAGCAATAGCAGCAGATTCGGCAGCTTCGTCTGACGCATCTGAGGCTTCTTCAATGGCGTCCTTGGCACTCGTTGACGCATCTGAGGCTTCTTCGATGGCGTCGGCAGCAATCGTAGACGCATCTGAGGCTGACTCGATTGCGGACGCTGCAATCGTCGATGCTTCTGAGGCTAAATCCAGTGGGCTTATTAACAGCTCGGCGGCTTCTGTCGCGGATAGCATCGCAGACGCAGCAATTGTTGACGCATCAGAAGCGAAGTCTACAGGTCTTGTTGACAGCTCGGCGGCTTCGGTAACGAAGTCTCTGGCCATCTATAGCGATCCTGGGTCTGATGAGTATCCCGTCAAAGAGATGGTCATGGATGCTTCTCTCGACATGATTGTTACCTACGACGACAGTTCGATTGCATAGCGATAAATATGGGGGGCCTTCGGGCCTCCCAGGATTCTAGGAGTTTAATATGAAGGCTGCTCATTTCTCATCGTTTGCACCAAATAGAAGTGGATTATATGAGGCTGTAAAAGATCTGGTATTGGCAGAACGCGCTGCTGGCATTGACTCGTTGTTCGTAAATATGACGGTGGCTGACACTGCGAAGCATCTTGCTGCCTCACCAGGAGGGCGGCTTGACGAAGCCAATCTCAACCCGAGCACATGGGAAGAGGCTAAGGACGCGCCTATTTGGGTTATTCATCGAGGGATACCGGCAGAATTGGTCGAGGAAGCGAAGAAGCATTACACGATCATGGCGATTCATGGGGCCCCTGAACACATGGCAATGTACGATGTTGAGCAGAGCGGGAACGTTCAGAGCTTCAACTCGCACATCAACATGATCAACAACTACGACAAGGCCGTGGCTTTGAACGAACACGACTTCAAGATTTGGAAACTCTATGCGCCTGATGGGAAGGTAATTCACATCGAAGACAGCATTGACGTAACGCGCTTCTCTCCAGAGGGCCATGCGTGGGAGTTCCACGGATTGCCAGCGATCCTCCATGCAGACGTGACTCGCAACATCAAGTTGCCGTTCACTATGTACTGGGCGATGGCCGGAATTCATGAGCAGCTGCCAGAAGCAAGACTTGAGATGTACGGCCTTCCTTTTTCCGAGATCAACACGTTTAGGAACACGATGGTCAGGGCGCACAACATCAACCTGCTTGGGACGCTTGAATCGGTGCAGATGATTACATCAGATCTCCGTCCGATGATGAGGGGGGCGCACATTGGAGTGAACCCCAACATTAGCGGCGTTCGATCGAGAGTAACGATGGAAATGATGGCCTGTGGACTCCCTGTGGTGTCGTCAAACGGTGACTACCCCGTTCGTCAGTACAGAGCCTATGACACAGTCGGACTTGAGCGAGCGATCTGTGTGGCGTGGGAAGACATGAAGAAAGACATTCCTGCCGAGAGAGAGAAGGCAAGAGCTTGGGCTGTAGAGCATTGGGACGTAAAGAATGCAGTAGAGACTGGATGGATTCCTCTCTATGAAGAGGCGGGAAAATGACCATACAGATAGATGCTGGTAGAAATGCTGTTGACGCCTATCGCAAGGCCCATGCAAAGATGCACTCGAAAGGCTGGCGAAAGGGCATATCCGAAGACCATACGCCATTGCTTGAGAAGATGGTGTCTGACCTGGAAGCTGCTGGCGTTGTATCATCTGAGACAGATTTCGAGGCTAAGAAAAGTAAGGTGTTGTCTGATTTCTGGAAGGCAAGCGACGAACAGAACGCAAAAGAACTTGGATTTGTTGACAAGAAAGACTTCGATGAGAAGGCGACGAAGGAAGACAAGGATGCACTGAGGTTGAAATGGCGATAGAGACTATTAGACCGACCGGCGCGGGAGATTCTAGAGAATGGACACCAGCGGCTGGAGCTAACTGGGAGAATGTAGATGAGGTAACGCCAGATTATGGGGGCTCGTACAACACAATATCCGTATCAGATAAACTTGATTTGTTTGAATTGGCCGATCATGCTGTGTCAGGCTCGATCAATTCCGTAACTGTTTACATGTACACTTCCGGTACTGGGACAGCTATAGAAATCAAGACAGCGATCAAGACAGAAGGGACTGTCTATTACGGATCTACTATCACAGACAAAGACTGGGGAGAGTACAGCAAAGAATACACTCTGAATCCTAATACTGGAGAGGCTTGGACATGGGATGAAATTGATGATCTTCAGGCGGGGATAAAGACCGGCACAATGGATGGGAACGCCTTTGTAACTCAAGTCTACGTCGAGGTAGATTACACGCCACCGCGTATAGGAACTATTGGCGGGAAAGACATAGGGAGTATCGCAAAGTTTTGCGGCAAATCCGTAACAGATATCGCAGTCATAGGTGGTATCTCAAATGTGTAATCAACATTATCTGGAGATGATCTAATGGCGCTACAGACGCAGAAGATTGAAGACCTCGGCAAGATGCCAGAGGAGCCATCTGTAGACGATACCGGCAAGGGTATTAGCATCCTGGCCACCGTCGATGCCAACGCAACAGGGATTGGCGCTGCTATGCACTGCGCGGCGGATGGCCACTGGGAAGAGGCTGACGCTAGTGCTGATACTACAGCACCATGTACGGGGATTGCTCTGACGGCTGGCACTGGAGCAGATAAGGAAATCCTGAAGCAAGGGCAGGTTAGGAATGACGGATGGTCTTGGATTACAGGGCCTGGAGAGAAAGGGCTCATCTATCTCAGCACAACGACCGGGGCGTTGACGCAAACTGCCCCCTCAGGGGTCGGAGAGATTGTTCAGGTTGTTGGCCATGCGATTACCGACGATGTGATGATGTTCAATCCGCAACTGCAATGGATCGAATTGGGAGTTGGCCCTTTAGCTGATGTTGTTGGAGACACGAACCCTCAGCTTGGTGGTGATCTTGATCTAAACGATAAATACATCTCGCTAAAGCAAGAGCCAACAGCCGACGACACTGGTAGTGGCATCATTCTTCCGTCTGAGACAGTTGATGAGAACACGTTTGGCATAGCCTGCGCCCTACACTTGGCGGTTGACGGTCATTGGGAAATGGCGTCTGCCAATGAGACGACGAACCACATGCCATGCACCGGGATTGCCATCACGGCTGGAACAGGGGCAGACAAGAAGATTTTGGTGCTGGGGAGTATCCGGCACGATGATTGGAATTGGACGACAGGGCCGGGAATAGCAGGATTGATCTACCTTGGAGAAACGTCAGGAGTATTGACGCAGACTGCGCCAACAGGCGGAGATCTTGTTCAGCAAGTAGGGCACGCAATCAGTGACGATGTTATGTACTTCAATCCGCAGGCGCCAGCGTTGAAAAGCATCTATTATACAGCTTTCTCAGAGCTAACGATAGCCGCTGGGGCGATTACTGTCACACAGGCCTATCACACAGTCGATACTGTAGCAGACGGCGCGACTTCTGATCTTGCTACAATCAACGGCGGTGCAACTGTCAATCTGATTATCCTTCGTGCTGAAGATGGGGCTAGAACAGTAGTTGTAAAACACAACACAGGCAATATCTGGCTACAAGGCAAAGCAGACATCAGCCTAGACGATCTTGAAGACGGCATCATGCTTGCATGGGACGGAACGAAGTGGTTTGATATTGCTGCTGGTGGTGGCGGTGGTGGAGATGTTGCTACCGACGCAATATGGGATGCTGCAGGAGATCTAGTCCAGGGTACAGGCGCGGACACAGGAGCGAGGCTGGCAAAGGGAGCTGCCCTTGCTCTTCCGAGAATGAATGCCGGTGCAACCGCGATTGAGTGGGGTAGTGCAGGACAGATTGTATTCCCGGCCTCAGTCAATGCAAGCGCAAATGTAAACACGTTAGACGATTATGAAGAAGGTTCGTGGACTCCAGCCTATACATCAACAAGCGCGACGTTCACATATCAAACGCAGTCTGGGCATTACGTTAGGATTGGCAATCGAGTGTTTATAGGATGGTATATGTCAATAACAAACGTAACTGGAACGACAACAAATGCAGTGACAGTGACGGGTCTGCCGTTTACATCGGCTGGAGATCCTAGCGGTACATCAACAGTAGTAGGAATTTGTAACTTTGCAACATACATGCCTGCTGGATACCTATCTTCTACATACATAACGCTCTATCGTCAAAATACGCTTACTGCACTAACAGCCGCAGACGTGTTCAACGCTGGAACTACATATCTCGTTGGCTCTGGATTCTTCGTTGTAGCATAGGAGGAAACATGGTAGAAAAAAAAGTAGTTATAGACTCAGTTGAAATCTTGCGCGACGGACATATTCAAGTCAGAGAAGCGACCTTGTATCTTGACGATGGAGTTGAGGTTGCGAAGTCTTATCATCGACATGTTCTGTCCCCAGGAGACAGCACAGTTGAAGAAGGCGCAAGAGTCAAGGCTGTTTCAGCCGCTGTATGGACAAAAGAAACGCTGGATGCGTTTGCGGCTACAGAAACAGAAAAATTAGCGGCATTACCGTCGAATTGATCGAGGATATTCTCGGAATAGCGTAGAACAGGAGCCTACTATTTACGGCAGAAACCGATTCGGGACAACGAGATAACGGAGGAACTATGAGCTTGACCAGGCAACTGCATGAGGTGAACCTCGCCGCGATGAAAGGAGTTCTGAATCTCGGAGAGCTTGCCCTTGGAAAGAGCACGAATGCCTACTTGACTTACAAGCAGGTTGCAATGGAAGAGTTTAGGAAACAGGGAGAGCAGACAGGGAACATTCTCATCGGCTTGAAGCTGGCCGAGCATTGCCCGTGCGGAGCAACATTAGCACCACTGCCGCGCAATGGGCCGAGATGGTCGAACTGTCCTGACTGTGGCGGGAGCGGCTTTAGACCTATTGGGGGAAACGATGAACCTAGCTAGTAGGATTGCTGGATCTCTTGGGGTTGTCGTGCGCGGTGAAGGTGGCGGAATGCCACGAGCCCTATCTGGGCACCTTGGCGATCGAGCCCCTCGGGATACCGGCACATCCGACTTGATGCTCACGTATCAATACCACTCGTGGGTGTATAGTGCCATCAAGGCCATTGCCCGGTCGTGTTCGTCTGTTCCTTTCATCGTTGTGAGGCGAAAGAGTTCAGACCGCAACAGATCAAGGCCAATCCGTGACTTCGCGATGAAATACAGAACGCGAATGGGATGGAACGAGATCCTGAGCTGGAAAGAAGTGATGGATGCGTACATCAAGGAAGAGAACGTAGAAGTATGTGACGACCACGAGGTCTTGAGAGTCCTTGAGCATCCGATGCCCGATGCCGACAAATCCAGGACTGAATTGATACAGGCGATCGTCACGAACCTTGAGCTGGACGGAAACGCATACGTCGAGAAGATCTGGAGTGACGGGGACAGAGATAAGATACCTGACAAACTATGGGCTGAGATCGATCCTCGCAAGATCTACGTCATCCCTGGAAAGGGCGTTGTGTATGGTGGATTCATGTACGTTGGGTCTGAGGTTAAGTATTTCCTGCCTGACGACATGTTGGCCTTCCGTTACTACAACCCGCTGAATCCGTACTACGGTCAGTCACCTACGCGAGTGCTGCGCTCCGCAATCATCGGAGACATTCGTGCAGTCGACTGGAACCGTATGTTCTTCGAGAACGATGCGACCCCCGGAGGGCTTCTCAGCTCCAAGGAACGGTTGACCCCGAGTGACATTAGGCTTATGGAGGACTCCTGGAACGGAAGGCATCGAGGCTCCGGCAGGGAGCACGGTATCGGAGTCATCGGTCAAGGCACTACGTTCCAGGCTCTATCTCCTGGACATAAAGACATGGGGTTCAAGGATCTCAGAGAATTAACTCAGCAGGAAGTCCAGGCAACGTATGGAGTTCCATCTGTTGTTCTTGGAAACTATAAAGATGCGAATCGGGCATCTGCTATGACGCAAGCCCGGCTATTCACAACCAACACGGTGCTGCCGCGGTTGGCGAAAATGGAAGGTGTGTTCGACCGCCACTTCTTCGGAATCGAC